TTCACCGTGGTCACGCTCTGCAGCGGCGGCAGCGGCAGCTCGAGCCCCCCGTCACCTGGCCAGCACGGGAAGCGCGCCTCCCACGTCTGCGTCACCAGCGCCCGCCCCGTGAACTCCTCCGCCCACGTGCGCGCCGCCGTGATGTAGCCGTCGATCAGCAGGTCCTCCTCGGCGCCGTCCACCCGCAGGTGCTCCTTCGCCTCCGCCAGCCCCAGCGGTTCCGACGTCGGCCCCGTCACCAGCGTCCACCCACTCGCCTTCATCGCGTCACCGCCCGCTCCTGGGGCTCCACCACCGCATACTCCAACTCGCTGCGCCCGTGGCTGATGCGCAGCACCCGGCTCGCCACCACGTCCAGCCACACCACCCGCTCCGCGGCAGCGTAAGCCGCCGCAATGAAGGCGAAGTCGCTGGCGTAGTGGCCCGGAGTGAACGCCTGGCGGTGCCGCACCCACACGTCGCGCCGCACCACGAAGCCCGACACCCCGATGTGCCCTTCCACCGGCGCCCGGCCCCAGTGCGCCGCATCGGGCAGCACGCCCAGAGGCCCGTGGTCCATCTTCACCATCACCAGCTCCGGCCACGCCTCCACCCCGCCTACCGCGTCCTCTCTATCCACCAGCCTGCGCAGAGCGCGCACCAGGTGTGGGTAGACGCAGACGTCGTCGTCGTCGAGCACCCAGATGTATTTCCCGTGCGCATCAGCCTGCGCCAGCGCCTCATAGCTCGCACCGATGCCCCGCCCCGCCGTGTCGACCACGAAGTCCTGCGACCAGTCCGGATCGCTCTGGGCCACCAGGCTGCGGACATTCGCCATCAGCAACCCTGGCCGGCGGTGGCAGCGCGTGAGCACCTGCAGAAGTGGCCGCACGTAGAGCACGTCATGTGCCCTTCCGGGCGCGCTTTGCCTTTGCGCCTTCCCCCTCTCCGTCTGGAGAAGAGGAAGCGGGGTGAGGTGCCGTCACCTCCTGCACGTACCCCGCCCGCACCAGCTCGCGCCCATCGGCCGCGTCCAGCGTGTAGCTCTCGCCCGCCACCAACCGCCGGCTGACGCCCTGCACGCCCACCGTCACCGTCTGCAGCGCCTTGAAGAGCGCCCCTTCCGCCTGCTCCGCCACTGTCAGCATCCTCCCCTCGTCCACATGCCCGCAGGCCACGTCGAAGCGCGCCACCTGCCGCACCCCCGCCCGCACGCAATCCGTCGCAAAGGGAATGTCGGGCGCCTGCTCACCGTCAGGCCGGAACGTGATACGCTCCAGAACCGCCCGCCGCATCAGCGTGCAGCCAAAGCCCACGCCGCTCACCTCCACCTGGCCCGCCCGTCGCGCCCGCTCCACCTCCTGCGGGTACAGCGACAGGCTCATCCCCAGGTTGCGCCCGCCCGTCAGCTGCCACGCGTTCAGCACATGGCTCCCGTGCCGCAGCATGTAGACCCCGTAGACCACCCCGGCGTCCGTTCCTGCCAGTTTCGCCAACGCATCCGCCGGCAGCGCCATGTCATGTTCCACCGTCCACAGCGCATCGAAGCCCCCCGCCAGCGCCCGCTCTCGAGCCCACGCATATTGGCCATGGACGTTGCGCAGGTCGGGAGGCGGGTAGGCGTTGCGCCGTCCCACCTCCCACACCAGCGTTCCGTCCCACCGCTGTGCGACGATCCCCGCTACCGTCTCCGGACGCAGCGCATCGCCATACGTCGGCGTAAAGGCCAGCACCCGCACAGGCGCTCCCAGCTCCCTCGTCTACGCCGTCGGGTGCGTCGCAAACTGGAACGCGCCCGCCTGCAGCACCTCGAAGTCGGCGCGGAAGTAGTAGTTCAGGATCACCTCGCCGTAGCTCGAGCGCGTGTACGGGTCGCGCAGCAGCGTCATCGTGGGGTCGAGGCGCATCGCCATGTAGTTCCAGTTGCCGATCAGCAGCGACTTCCCGCTTGCCGCCAGCGCGCCCATGTTGTCGTCGCTGTACTGCGGCAGACCCCACAGCGTGTTGGCCACGTCCGTGCCATTGCCCGTCGCCGGCCCCTGCGGCTGCCCGAACGAGAAGACGCTCGACGACGCCAGCCCGCGCAGATAGCCCTCCGTCGCCCGCTTCATCAGCCAGGCCACGCTCGCCCCGCGCGCATACTCGGCGCTCAGCTTGTAGAGCAGCTCCGGCACCTCCGCCATCCCGATCGCCGCCGCCGCGTCCAGGGTCAGGCCCGCCGTCCCATCCGCCAGCGCCTCTGCGACCATGAGAGCGTTCATCGTTGCCGCAAACCCGGCCGCTACGTAGCCCGACAGGAAGTCGAGCAGGCGCGCATCCTCGTCCTGCAGCAGCTCGTAGGTCAAGTCCACCTTCTTGGTGTACTTCACCAGCGTCATCGTGATCTTCGACACCGCCGGAGCGTCGCGGTCGAACGCGGCCGATTCGTTCGTGCTCACGAACGCGCCCGAGTCCGCCTCGTTGTCGATCGGCACGTAGACCGTCGTCCCCACGCCCGGGATCTGCCGCAGACCCAGCCGGTTGTACAGCGCCATCGGCCGCGCCCGCTCGATGATCCCCTGGTAGTGCGTCGCCGGCACCAGGTCGCCGCCGTCCGCCGCCGTGGTGATGTTCATGTCGGTGTTGTTGCTGGCGCGATACTCTGCCGCCACCGCATCGTTCAGCTCGCGCTGCGCACCGACGTCGCCGCTGCGCAGAAAGCGGCAGTAGATCGCTTCCGCCGTGTCCGCCGTCCGCCTCCGGTGCTGTGCCGGCGCCGCGCTCGCCTGCTGGTGCACCGAACGCGCTTCTGCCTCCTGCAGCTGCTCGGCGCGTGCAATGTCCGCGTCCAGCTGCGCCACCTCAGCCATCAGCGCGTCGAACTGGGTGCGCACCTCGTCGCTGATCTCCCCGTTCGACAGCGCCCGCGCCGCCTGCACCCTCTCCGCCCGCAGACGCCGCAGTTCAATAATGTCCATCTCCAACCTCCATGATCCGTACCCGCATCACCATCCGCTCGCGCTGCTCCGCCTGCGCCCGCAGTTCGGCCTCGCGCTCTATCTCGTCGGGCGCCCGCCCGTTCGATTCCACTCCAGCCGGCCGTTCAGGCCGGTCGCCATACAGCTCGACGCTGCGCGTCGAGACCTCCGTCTCCGTGAACGCTGGAAACGTCACCGGGCTCACCTCGTACAGCTTGATCTTCGTCACCGTCCGGATCAGCTGCCCGTCCTCGTCCTCGTCCCACTCGTCTTCAAGCGCCCGGAAGCCAATCGACATCTGGCTCACGTCGCCCCGCTCCACGCTGGCCAGAAACGACTCCACCAGCGGCGTCTCCGGTGGAGTGATCTCCACCCACAAGCCGTGCTTGTCCTCCCCCACCTTCAGCGTCCCTGCCGTCGTCCTGCCCAACACGTAGGCCGTGTCATGGTTCCACAGCGCCCGGATGTCGTCCTGCAGCGTCTCCGCAAACGCCCCGGGCGCCACCCGTTCCCGGAAGCCCCAGATCACCTGGCTCAGGACCCCAAATACCGACGCATACCCCACCAACCTGCGCGGCGTGCCCCCGCCCTCACCTTCCGCCCGCACCTCGAGCGCGCCATCGATCCACCGCCGCTCCATCACACCCCTCCGATCGCCTCTAGCAGCACCGCGGCAATCACCGCCGTCAGCGCATCCTCGTCGCGCTCTTCACACTGCATCTGTGCGACGATCTCCGTCGTCACGTCGGCGTGCACCCGCGCCGCTGCCAGCAGCGGTCCCACCGCCGGCGGCACCGCTTCGGCCAGTGCGTCGAAGTGCTCCGCCCGCCACGCCACCGAGCCCGCCCGGCCTCCGGCCCGTTTCACGTCCGCCAGGTGGCGGCGCGCCAGCCGCCGCGCCACATCCTCTGCGATCGGTCGCAGCCAGGACCGTCCGCCCTCGTCCACACCATCTACCGTGTCCACACCGTCCACCGCGGCCGGCTCTTCCCCGAGCGGGGCCATGTTCAGCGGCTGCAAATACCCGTCCCCCTCCGCCACCGGATTCATGTTCTCCAGCTCGCGGATGTCGTTCACGCTGAACCATCCCCACTGCCGCCCCACCGCATAGGCCTGGTAGCGCGTCGCTGTGTCCGCCTGCAGCATCGCCGACCGCACGTGCTCGACGAAGTACTCCCGTCGTTCGGCCGCCCGCATCAACTGCGTGTGCACCGTCTGCTCGATCTGCGTCAGCCACGGCCCCAGGCTGAACTGCAGGAACTCCATGTACTGGTGCTCGATGTTGCTGAAGGTCGCCCGCTCCATGTCGCCGATCAGGTGAGGCGGCACCCCAAACGCCCGCGCGATCTCCGTCACCTGAAACTTCCGCGTCTCCAGAAACTGCGCCTCGTCCGGCGGGACGCCCAGCGGCACCACATCCATCCCCTCTTCGAGGATGCGCACCCGGTGCGCGTTGCTTAGCCCCTCGTGCGCGCCGCTCCACGAGTTGGACAGGTTCTGCAGTGCCTTCGCCGACAGCGTGCCGGGGTGCTTCACCACAATCCCCGGCCGCGCCCCGTTGCCAAAGAAGCGCCCGCCATACTCCTGCGTTGCCAGCCCCAGCCCCACAGCCTCGTTCATCATCGAGCGCACCACCGACCAGCCCTCGACGCCGTTCCCCGTCAGACCCCGCAGGTGCAGCACCCGCCACGCCGGCAACTCGATAACCTTCCCTGTCGGCAGCGTGTACAGGTAGACCAGCGCACCCTGCCTGCGCTCGATCCGCATCTGCGACGACAGCAACGGCCACAGCGCCCGCACCTGGCCACTCTCCGACCACTCGATCTCGGCATAGCCGTTGCCGTAGAGCAGCACGTGCTGCATCAGCCAGCGCCTGAGCTCGAACGCCGTCATCTCCGGGTTCGCCCGCTCGTTCAGCACCGGGTACAGCGGGTGCTCCGGCGCCCGCTCCTTGCCCCGCGGCCGCAGCCGCCGGAACACGGGCAGCGGCAGCATCGCCGTCGACTGGCTCAGGATGCGCACGCACGCCAGCACCGCCGTGTTGCGCAGGCTGCTCTCCTCGCTCACCGCGACGCCCGAGGCCGACCGCGCCCCGTCCAGCAGCCCCCACAGCGCCGACTCCAGCAGGCTGCGCTCTTCCTGCGCTCCGCCTCCTGTCCGTGTCGCCTCGCCCCCCAGCCACCGCCGTAGTAGAGCCATCTCCATCCGCCCCGCCCGCTCCGTCCGCCCCAACCCAGAGCAAACAAAGAGACGCCAAGAGTCATTGCTGCACTCCTGGCGTCTCGCGCTCTCAGATATTCAGTTGTGGCCGGGCCGTTCCCCCGACCACGCCGCATAACGGCGTGCCGGCCCGGCCACTTGCCCTTACTCTAGCACACCCGTTCCCTCACTGCAACCCCCTCGGGGAGGCTTACTGCGACTCCCGCTCCCGTTGTTCCAGTGCGTCGATCTTCGCATCGACCGCCGCAGCCTTGCGCTCCTTCACGGTGTGCGTGGCGCCGCGCTTGTCCGTAATTACCCAGACCGGCCGCGCGTGAAAGATGCTCGGGCTTTCCGGCCCCTGCTCAATCCCCCAACTGATCGACGCGCCGATGCGCGCCAGCCGTTCGCGCTGCTCATCCGTGATCGGTTCGTCGGAATAGCTCATTGCAGCCTCGCCATTCTCGCGTAAAGCGGCCCAATGCCCTCCGCCGGCGCAATACCTTCCCACGCCCACCCGCCGCCGCCAATGATACCATCACCTTGTGTTGTGATCCTTGGGGGGATACACCACAAAGC